TTATCCTGTCAAAGCCTTTCTGTACGACGACCCAAATCAGTTGTTCACAGTTGCTACATCTAACGTAGTTGCTGCGGCAAACACTGAAGCGGAGATTCGCGCAGCTGTGTTTGCAAACATTGCGTTTGCAACAGGTAACTCTGGTTCGACCACAACTGGTATTTCGTCTGCAACAGCAGATCTGAATACTATCGCAACAACCAACACGTTGGCTTTACGGATTATGGGTGTCCAAAATGACCCCGATAATGCTGACTTCACCGCTGCTGGTATTCCACTAATCGTTCGTATAAACAACCACTTCAACGCGCCTACAGGCTCCGTTGCTGCTGGCACTGTTTCTACGACCGGCGTATAAGGGGGACTAACATATGGCTATTTCACGCGCACAATTAGCGAAAGAGCTAGAACCAGGTCTCAACGCCTTGTTTGGAATGGAGTACAGTCGTTACGAAAACCAACACGGCGAGATCTACACAACTGAATCATCGGATCGTGCATTCGAGGAGGAAGTTATGTTGGCCGGATTTGGCGCAGCACCTACTAAATCTGAAGGTTCTGCGATTAATTTCGACGACGCTAACGAAGCATATACCGCTCGTTACAACCACGAAACCGTTGCGCTTGCGTTCTCAATTACTGAGGAAGCAATCGAGGACAACTTGTACGACCGTCTCGGCAGTCGTTACACACGCGCCCTCGCTCGCTCAATGGCCCACTCAAAGCAGGTTAAAGCTGCCGCTGTGCTGAACAATGCGTTCGCAGCGGGCGCTTCTGCTGGCGGCGACGGAGTTGCACTTTGTGCCACTGATCACCCGCTCACAAACGGTGGCACTTTTGCCAACGAACCATCAACTGCTGCTGATTTGAACGAAACATCTCTCGAAGATGCGTTGATCAATATCGCTGGTTATGTTGACGAACGTGGTTTGAAGGTTGCTCTTCGCGGTATGAAGTTGATGATTCCTCGTCAATTGCAGTTCGTTGCAGAGCGTCTGATGGTTTCCAACCTGCGTGTTGGTACTTCGGACAACGACACTAACGCAATCCGTTCCATGGGGATGTTGCCTGAAGGCTATGCCGTCAACGACTTCCTTACTGATCCAGATGCGTTCTTTATTAAAACTGACGCGCCTCGCGGCTTTGTTCACTTTGAGCGGACTCCGCTTTCCACTAACATGGAAGCTGATTTCGACACAGGTAACATGCGCTTTAAGGCACGGGAGCGTTACAGCTTTGGCTTTAGCGACCCACGTTGTGTGTTTGGCTCACCTGGCGCATAACTGAAAGTCTGTCTATAAGAGGGGGCTGCTTCGGTGGCCCCTTTCTTTTTGTTTTAGAATCGTATACTGTTTGGTTATCCCTGACAGTCGTATTGTACGGCTGACTTAACCCCGACAGGAGATTCTCATGGGTAATTCTACTTTCAGCGGACCAGTGCGTTCGCAAAACGGTTTTGAAGACATCACAACCAATGCCACAACTGGCGCTATAACTACAAATTCCACATACAATAATGACGCTTCTATCGGCGGAACTCTTTCTGTAACGGAATCAATTACAGGCAAACGCGCTGTTAACACGGATTTCAACGCGGCAACAGCAAAAACAGAGACATTGACAGCGGCGCAATCAGGAACTTTGTTTTTGATTAACGGTGCGGCAGCCAACATTGTCAATCTTCCCGCGTTGTCTACAGGCAACGTAGGCGTAACGTATGACTTTCAGCTAACTGTTGCTGTTGGTGGAAGTGTAACGACTACCTTTGTTTTACCGGGAAGTGCAGTTTCTAATTTCCAAGGTATGCTTTCACTCGTAGCAGGAACCGCTGCAAACGCCGTTAGCGATGTTGCTGGAGATACATTAACTCTTCCTAACTCAACAGTGGCTAACGCCCGTGTTTCAATGACATGTGTTGCTGATGACGGAACTAACTCCACTTGGATGGCAACTGCTCTATCCACTCCTATTGCTACGATAGGTTAATTAATCTGGCGGGGTTAACGCCCCGCCTTCATTTGTAGGAGGCCGAAATGGCAGGATCAGACGTAACCCCAGTCATCATCAGCGATGAGGTGGCTTTAGACGCGGACGGAATTTCAACAGCCGCTTCCGTTGGAAACAACGCGGCATTAACTATTGGCGGTGCTTTAGCTTCTGGTGGCAGCGTTACAAACGCTTCTGCAAGACAAGTTACAATTTTGTCCGCAGGAAACGATTCTTCAAAGTCGTTTAATATAGTTGGCACAGATGTAAATGGTGCGGCACTTACCGAAAACCTTACGGGCGCGAATGCTGGAACAGCAACCAGTTCTGGTTATTTTAAAACAATTACAAGCATAACCGCGGTTGGCAATCCCGCAGGAAACGTATCCGCTGGTATTAATGCTAATGCGGCAGGCGTAATCTTCGCAGGGCGCACTCGTTTGCAAGGGTTTTCTTTTTATTCTGGCGGAACCGCTGGAAAAGCTAACCTACGAAACGGCGGTGTTACAGGCACAGAACTAATTCAGTTTCGCTCTATTGGGACTGACAACGCCTCTGACGACCCGTTTATGCCGGATGAGGGCGTACTGTTTAAAGACGGTTGCTTTGTTACATTCGTTGTTCCGCAGTTTGACTTGATGATGTTCTACCACGCATAAACTTTAGGGTGGCTTGATATGGCTAAAATCGACAAGTCCAAGATGAAATGTAACGTACCCAAGCGTCAGATTTCTGGCGGTAAAAAGTCCGTTGTAAAGGCTTGCGATAAAGGTAAAGAAAAAATCATCAGGTTTGGCGATGCCAATATGACCATTAAGAAGTCCAACCCTAAACGTCGCAAATCGTTTCGTGCACGGCACGGGTGCGATACAAAGAAACTTGACAAGCTGACGGCCCGTTACTGGTCCTGTAAGATGTGGTGACGGGATGAAGATTGATATACAACATGTTTTTTCTGTCTTGGGATTGGCTTTGCTGGGCTGGGCATCGTTACAGGTGTATCAGTTGAACGCTAATGTTGCGGTGGTGTCGTATAAAGTTGACGAGAACCACGATATGATAAAGCCTATGTGGCAAGACTTTTTAGTACGGAGGGCCAAGTATGACTTTATCCCGATCACAGATGTCCAAACAGATTTCCACGCCTCCAACACGGAGAAGAACAAATGACGAAAGACGCTTGCTACAAGAAAGTAAAAGCACGTTACAAGGTTTTCCCAAGCGCCTACGCCTCGGGAGCAATAGCAAAATGTCGAAAGGTGGGCGCGTCAAAGTGGGGCGAATCTTCTAAGAAGCGCAAACGCCCTGTCACAAAGAAGCTAAAAGATGGGGGCTTTATTGCTCTGGGCTGTGGCGAGGTTGCAGAGAATAGACGCAAAGAGACAAGAACTTTCTGATGGCTGTACGCAAATCAAAAAAAGGTGCAGCACTCAAGCGTTGGTTTAAAGAGGGCTGGGTAGACGTCAAGACTGGCAAGCCTTGCGGTCGCAAGAAGGGCGAGAGCCGCGGCACTCCGTATTGCCGTCCAAGTAAGAGGGTGAGTTCAAAAACGCCTAAGACATCTAAAGAAATGACAGCGGCGGAAAAACGTAGTAAGATACGCGAGAAGAACAAACTTGGACAACCCGCGGGCAAGCCTCGTAGAGTGTCCGCCGCGAAACGTAAAACAAAGGAGTATTGAAGATGGTAAAAAATACTAGGGTGCCTGAAGGCACGGAGTTTGAAACTCGAGGAGATAGGGTTGCTAAAAGGGTTGCTAAAAAGGCCTATGGTGATCGTAATAATGCAATAAGAGAAATGTATGCAGCACCGGACAGAACTGATCCTGGAGACAATATCTTAGAGAAGCTCGCTAACTCCTCAATGGTTGATTCCTATGACGATCTGAAGAAAGACCAAGACCTTATCAAAAAACAGGGGGGCACTAAGGCTATGAAGTCTAAGAGTTTTGCTACAAAACGCTACATGAACGGCGGCATGGTTATGTCTGGCCGCGGTGTGCGCGACACAAAGATGAGCTAATACAATGACAGTATCAAACTCAAGAGACTTTAATCTCGACGTCGGTGAGGTCATCGAGGAAGCGTTCGAGAGGTGCGGGATTGAAGTCCGCACAGGCTATGACGCTCGCACCGCTCGTCGGTCTCTGAACCTGATGTTTGCAGAGTGGGCCAATCGCGGTCTAAACATGTGGACCGTGAAGCAGGGAACTATTACCCTGACACAGGGGCAAGCGACTGAGACGTTGCTGCCTGATGTGGTTGATCTGTTGGAAGTAACTCTACGGAGAAACGGCACGGACTTCACTATTGACCGCATTAGCCGCGGCGATTACGTCACGATGCCGAGCAAAACAACTCAAGGTCGGCCTAGCCAGTTCTGGTTCAATCGTCAGATTGCGCCTGTAATTAACCTTTGGGCTGTTCCTGATAACTCTACCGATCAATTGGTCTACTACTACCTACAGCGGATCGACGACGCGGACACCCTGGTGAACACTACGGACATGCCTTTCCGGTTTTATCCTTGCATGGTTGCTGGGTTAGCCTACTATATCGCCATGAAACGAGCGCCTGACCGCCTTCAGATGTTAAAGTCTGTGTACGAGGAAGAGTTCCAACGCGCCGCAGACGAAGACGAAGATCGTGTTCCGTTGAAGTTACAGCCTAGCATTCAGTATCTGAGGTTATAATGGTATTTGCGTCCGGTAAAAAAGCATGGGGGTTATCAGATCGTTCTGGGTTTAGATATCGTCTAAAGGATATGAAGAAGGAGTGGACTGGTGCGCTTGTTGGGCCGGATGAGTTTGAAACTAAACAACCTCAGTTAAGGGCACCGAAGGTTACGCCTGACCCACAGGCCCTTCGTAACCCACGCCCGGAGCAGAATTTAGCGGAACAACGAAACATACAGTACGGTTGGAATCCAGTCGGTGGGCCTATCGACAATGGGGTAAACCCTCCTAATAACTTACTTGCTACAGGTTCTGTAGGGGCAGTGACGGTGAACATAACATGACTATGACATATAGCGAGCTGAAACAGGCTATTGAAGACTACACCGAGAACAACGAGACGACGTTCTTAGCTAACCTCCCTTTGTTTATTAGGCTGGCAGAAGAACGTATTCTTAAAAGTGTTCAGTTGAACCTGTTTCAAAAGAACGTGGAAGGTAACATGACGTCGGGCAACCAGTATCTGGCGGCGCCGTCAGACTTCTTAGCCCCGTTTTCTGTAAGCATTGATGTGGATGGGGATAAGGTATTCTTGCTCTTAAAGGATTTGGACTTCGTTCAGACCTATACTCCTGACGTTACAACAACAGGGGTTCCTAAGTATTACGCTCAGTTTGACGTTGATTACTTTCTTATAGGCCCAACGCCGAACGCGAGTTATGCTACGGACGTTCACTACCTTTATCGCCCTGCATCTATAACAGCGGGCGCTGACAGCGGAACGTCGTGGTTGTCAGAAAACGCAGAGATTACTTTACTGTACGGATCGTTGGTAGAAGCGTATACCTTTATGAAGGGCGACGCGAGCTTGATGCAGTTGTACATGCAGCGGTTTGCTGAAGGCATATCAAGGCTCAAGAACTTGGGCGAGGCTCAAGAACCTATAGACGAGTACCGGTACGGAACGATCAGAAAGGCTAGAACATGATACCTCAGTTAGACATAAGCCTGCCCGACTCGTACCAAGTCAATGTTTTGACTACGGAGAACCGTGGGTTTACCCCTGAAGAGCTTGCGCAGCGGTGCGCCGACAAGATTGTTTCCATTTCGGACGATGCTCACCCAGCCATTCAAGCTCAAGCTCATGCGTTTAAAGAGCGCATTGTTCATCTGGTAGAGATTTATCTAGCAGATGCTGTGCAAAACGACCGAACTACTGTATCTAATGCATTAACAGACGCAGGGCATCCTGATCTTGCGTCACTTATAAGGAGATTGTGACATGGCCTTTAATGGTAACTTCATGTGTACGAGCTTTAAGAAAGAGCTTCTTGAGGCCAAGCACAACTTTTTAGCGAGCGGCGGTAACACGTTTAATTTGGCTCTCTACACTAACAGCGCCACATTTACTGCGGCAACTACTGCGTACACTTCCACTAATGAAATCAGCAACACTGCGGGTAGCGCATACTCTGCCAAGGGTGTGGCACTAACAAACGTGAACCCTTCAACTTCTGGCACTACAGCGTTAACAGACTTTGCGGATGCTTCTTTTAGTTCTGCGACATTCACTGCTCGCGGGGCTTTGATCTTTAACGACACTGCTTCTGGAGATCCTAGTGTGGTTGTACTGGACTTTGGCGCTGATAAAACAGCTACCAACGGCACCTTTACTGTTGTCTTCCCCGCGGCTGACGCAAGTAATGCGATTATTAGGATAGCCTAATGGTTGATTCCGTCGCCGCATTTCT